CTTATCTGTTAAATTATTAATGGAATTCCATTCAGTTATAGTATACCTATCTCCCATAGATAAATTACATCTAGCACAAATTGGTTTTAAATTTCTAATATTTAATTTCCCTCCTTTACTTTCAGGAATATTATGACCCACATGATAATCAAAGACATTAATATCATTAGTACACCAATCTACATAACATTTATGTTTAAATTGTTCACCAAAATGATGAATCCATACCTGCTCTCTTAATGCCTTAGGAATCGACTTTTTCTTATATTTTTTTGCTTTTTTTTTCTTAAATCTTGTCATTAAAGTTATATATTTATTTTGTTTTACTCCTATATCGTTTAATAATATGTAAAGGATTTAAATATTATAATATAAATATTATACTATATGCCCCACCACTGGATTAGAAAGGTTGTAGAAGATATGAATAAACAGAGTTTATTAGAATGTTATGAATTAAAAAAGAAAATGTCTCTTTGTATCAAAAAAAATGAAGGAAATATTGAAAGTTGCATCGAATTTCGAACAGATTTTGAAAATTGTTTAAATATTATTGAAAAACGCAAAGAAACTAAATCGTATAATTTATCCTAACATTCATATTTATTCCTTCTTCATTAATATCAAATATATCATCAGTAAATACTTCTTGATATATTTTCTCAACCTTTTTTCTTTCTCTCATTCTTATTGGATAACTCAGAAAAAAACATATTTTTGATAAAGTATTCCCCATATGACTTATTATTATATTTTTTTATAAGCAAATTTGTCTTATTTGCTTTTAAACATTTAACCATTCTATATGATAATACAAATGCTAAAATAGAGTTCATATATAAATAATAAATATTATTCTTTCATTTCATTAATAGCATTTTTAATATTTACAACTTCATGTAGATTTTTATGAATTATTTTCTTATTTTTCTCTTTTTCTTTTAAATTTGTACCATCACTTATTTGCTCTAACATTTTTTGCCATTCTTCTAATTCATGAGGTTTATTTTGAAAATTTGGATGTTCACATTCCCATTGAGTTAAGGCTTTTAAATGTTTATATTTAACCATTTGTAATACTCCATCTACTTGTGTACCATCATCTTTTTCCCAACCATCATTACCCATTACTACAAACTTATTTCTTTTTTTATCAGTTGACCATATAGGCTTATTTGTATCTGGGATTTGTTTTAATCCATTCATTAATAAATTAGAAACACCATCTGAATAACCGAGCAACTTTGTATTTTCCAAATCTTGTAATGTAATATTTAATTTATTAATAAAATCTTTTAATGGCATTGCATCTTTACAGTATTCATTTAAAAATACATTAATAGATATATGTTGTGTGTTATTTTGAGTTTGAATATTATTTATTGTTTGAGTATTATTTAATTTTTCTTCTAATATCTTTATTGTCTTCTTTTGTAAATCAACTATTTTATTTTCAGCTACCTTTGCCCTGTTTTCCCAATCAACTATACAGGCTATATCTTTATCTGTTTCTCCTATAAAATTTAATTTTTCTAAATGTTTATTTTTATTATGCCTCCATATTCCCATACGACTTTTATATGACTTGTTACAAATATGACAGAAAAACGGGATTTTTGAGAGTTTTTGAGAGTTTTTGGTTACAATTCGGTTACAATTTTTGGAATGTTTTGTAGTCAATAAATGTTTTTTGAAATCGCATTTTCTAGCTGCTGTATAGTCACAAAATGAACAATGTAAATGGTTGAGAGTTTTATGGGTTTTTTGAGAGTTTTGGTTACATTTTGGATACATCTTAATAAATGTCCACATTTTATTTTTAAGTTTTTTGCAATTTAGAACCTTTTTATTAGTGCCTAAAATTGTATGTAGGTAAGTATTTTACTTGTTTTTTTATTTTCTACCTACATGTTTCTAGTAATTACATTTTTTACACTTTTTTTTACATAAAACTTTTTTGTAAATTTCAAATTAGACATTTATATTTGTCCATTTTCAAAAATCAGAGAAAAGTTTCATGTAATAAAATGCAACAAAAAAATGCACAAACCTTAACATTGAAGGTTTTCTCTAATCCAACACCTTATATGCGCGTTAATTGGTTTTAATATCTCTAACATACCTCTTAAATATCTATTTTTATCCTTTTCATCTTTTGATTCACCCATTAAAACAAGTAAATTATGGACTATAAGCAATAACCTTTTAGGATATATATCCTTTATTTTTGCAAATACCGTATCAATATTAACAGAATCATCGCTTGAAAATAACTTTTCGGAATCTAAACTTAACATATTTCTATATAAGGAAAGTGTGTGAGTTATTGTAATCTTATCGGTCTGCGAATATGTAATAATTAGCTTGTCTAAACCTTTTAATGCACATTTCAATATATAATCATATATTGCATTTTCTGTATTAGTTGATTTATACCACATATAATATCTACGAATAGCATGAAATAAATAATATAAGTCATCTTTATTGTCTGCGTTATACCATCTCCAGGCTCCTTGTAATAAGGTAGGTTGTTGAATCTTTAATAAATTACCTGAAACACTAACCTTAGAACCTACTGGAGAATAGGATAACAATGCTAACTGAATCATTACTTGTAATGGTTCTAATATCATATCACTTCGTTCCTTTTTCATAGTGTCTTTTTTTACTTGATTTAGTAGCTTAGCTGCTGTCGCTATCGAAGCCATATATATATATATATATACATTATGTATATTTTTTAATATTAATAATCAACTTAAATGTTTTTTTTTTTATATTATATTATAAAATGGAAGCAGAAGCTTTTGATGAAATGAAAGAATTTTTATTTCCTAGTAATAATCCGATTATAAAGACCTTTTCTACATTATCAACTTTCGAACAAATAGAAGTAATTAAAATTGGAATGGATGCAATGACAACTTGTATACAAAAATATAAATACTTTAAAAATGGAGAGAAAGACGACTTTATCGAGACCTTAAAAACAAAACATATCAATGAATTAAGTGAACGAAATAAAGAAATCCGACAATTAAAAGAAAATTTAAGGAATAATGAAGCTGCAAAAAGAGAAGAAATTGGTAAAATAAAAGATAAAATAGAACATCAACAACAACTATTATTTAATTCTGAAATACAATCAACAAAAAATAAGTTAGAAGAATTAGAAATAAAAAATAAGCAACTAATTGATGCAAATATGCATAATCAAAAATGCTACTATGATAAATTATTAGAAGACACCTATAGTTCCAAAAGTGAAATAGACAATATTAGATTACAGTTTGATGAAAGAATGCTTATTAAGGAGAGAAAAATAGAAGAATTACAAGAAATGTTAAATTTAAATAAAGTTTCAGGTATAAAAGGACAAGCAGGAGAAAATTGGGTTTTTAACACTCTAGTAAGAGATTTCCCTACGTTCGATATAATTGATTCACATGCACAAGGACATAAAGGTGATTTTATTATTAAAAATGAGCAAATGATATGTATGCTTGAATCCAAAAACTATAAAAAAAATGTAGCAAAAAGAGAAATTACCAAATTTTATAGAGATATAGATTCAAATGACGCATATAATTGTGCTATATTGTTAAGTTTGGAAACAGGAGTATGTAATAAACCTGATTTTTGTTTTGAATTTAGAAGTGGAAAACCCATATTATTTTTGCATAAGGTATTTTATAACCCACAAAATATTAGGATAGCTATTAATATATTTAAACTTGTATTAAAAAATATGGATTGTTTTGATATTGCCAAAGAAGAAACCCAACTTAAATTACGAGACAAAATTAAAGATATAATTTCTACCCATAAAAAAACAGCTTCACACATCAATGATTATAATAAATTAATGAATGAGTCTATGGAACAACAATGGAAACAATTATCAGATATGTTCGAATTATTAAATTTAACAGAATAATTTTTGTTTTACAACATGTAACACAAAAATATTTAGGAATTTATTTTTTTTTTGGTTTTTCTAAATGAAGCAAATAAAGATATAATTCTTCAGCTTTCTGAGGACTTAATTTATTTATATATTTTGACATATTTTTTACAGGGATTCTTTTCTTTTCTTTCTTTCTCAAAAGGGTTTTTAACCTTTTTTTTTTTAATAAATTTAATAGTCTTGCTTTATATTCTTTATTAATGAAGGGTATTAATTCCTTTTTTTTCTTAGATAATTTATTTTTCCTTATTTTACTTCCCTTTATTTCTTTGTCTACAAGTCTTACTGCCATGTATTTTTTGTGAGAAATAAATTTAATATCACCAAATTTATCATATTTTTTTAACGTTTTTGATTTTGATTTTTTTTTTTTATTCTTTCTAGTCTTTGCCATACATATATTATTAAAATATTTTTATAATATATGTCAATTCCTGATTATAAAGCTAGAATTATATTACTAGGTAACTGTAACGTCGGAAAAACTTCATATGTAAGAACATTTATAGAACCATTCGATTATAAATATCGACCAACAGTAGGAGTCGAATATGGTACAGCAACAGCGATTGTTAATAACGACACTCATATTAAATGTCAAATATGGGATACTGCTGGAAATGAGAAATTTGCTTCGATAATATCTTGCTATTATAAAAATATAGCTGGAGTTGTTATAATGTTCGATATCACAAATAAAAGTAGTTTCAATAATTGTAATTACTGGGTTAATGAATTCAATAATAATAAAAATAGTGATAAATATATATCTAAATTATTAATAGGAAATAAATTAGATTTGGAACATAAAAGACAAATCTCTAAGAAGGAAGCAGAAATATTTGCTAAAAAGATTGGATTTCATTATACGGAAATAAGTACAAAAAAAAATGTAAATAAATATGAATCTATTAACTTTATAGCTGAAGATATACATAATAAAAAAGACATTATAGAAAGTGGTATTGAAGATATGTATTTCGTAGACCATAAATCAAAAATTATAATCAAAAATGATAAAGAATGGTGTGCTAAAGCAGAATGTCCTTCATGTTGTGTAAGTTAATACTGATATAATTGAGTGACCATAATAGAAAATGACCAATCTCTTTCATTTAAATTAACCTCAAATCCCTTATCTGTTAATAGTCTTATCTTAAACTTACTTAATTTAACTGGTCCAAAATATACTCTTTCATTATATTCTGGATGTCTATTCATATAATTAAATGTACCAAACCAACTTGATCCAGTATTTTTGGGTATAGGAATTCTTACTAATAAATCAGTTGAATTAGGACTTGTATATCTATTTCCTGATTTAGATTTTCGTGCTAATTGAATTTGTTCAACCGTATATTTTTGCTTTTGTGTAAGGTTACTACTAATATCTCTATTTAAATCACTTTCAGCACAACCACGTTCTGCTGATGGTCCAGCTACATCTACACATTCATATCCTGAAACATTATTATATCCATCTTCATATTTTCCAGGTCCATATTTAGAATCCATACTTTGACTATTGAAATATTTTGGTAATTTAAAATTACTAGCCTTATTATCAGTTAACGATATTAAATCTTTATTTGGTTTATTATTGTTAAAATCATCTAATGTAATTAAAAAATATCTTGGACCAGTTGTATCAACTGGCGAAAGTCCTGATAATGTAGAATATGCAGCAATTGTTCCTGATGTATTTCTAAATCCTAAAAGCCATCCTAAATTATAGTCTATTTTACTACCTCCACCTACTTGACCAGTTCTATTTTGTCGTGCTCCACACACCAATGCCTCTGAATCTTCTACAAAAAATGAAACAGTCGCATTATTGGCAGTATAATTATTAAAAACCATTTTTCCATTAAACTGGTTGTACGATATATCAAATAATTGACCTGAAAATTTGGTATTAATATCATTATTAATTGCATCTCTCAATTGTGTAGCGTTGTAATTTCCATTCTCTATTTCAATAATTTTATCATTTATTTTTAATTTTGAAGTACCATAATCTTTACTAAAAACATACCATGAAAAGGGTATTTCCGCGCTTTCAAACGATAAATTAATAACATTCATTAAAGGATCTATATGCGTAGTATAATTAGTAGCTGTATCTAATCTTAACTGTGAATTTAATTCTGTAGAACATATATTTGTTAAATCTATTTCACAGGCACATGATGAAGGATCTAATATTTGTCTATAATGACTATCAAAATTTACCAATCTTCTTAATGTATGTCTTAAAATAGGATTTTTAAATCCCTGTATTGTATCTAATATATAATTTTGTCCGTCTGGTAATTTTAACTGGTTATGATTTCTTGTAGCCAAAGGGCCAGGTAATGTTCTGCGTGATATAACAAATTCAGAATTTTTTGCCTCAGTATTTTCAAATATATCTTTATCACCTAAATATTTTTCATCCAAAATTTTTTGAACATTTACCTCTGAATTACCATTATTTAATGTTCTTTCATAATCTTGTTTATTTATATTTTTCCATTCATTTAATAATCGTTTTTCAACATTCAAAAAAAAATTAAAATATTTTGGTTGGTTTTCATATTTTTTTTTGAGTGTATGAGTTTTCCACTTAATAACTTCGGGTGATAAAGGTATTTCATCATTCCAATCTATTATCGATAGTAATTCATTTAAATCATAATTTTTAACATTAAAATCAATATCAGACATATATATATAGTTAATTGTTTTATTTATTAAGTATTAAATTTGTTGAAATATTTGAAATTGGTGTTTTTTTTATAGTTCTTTTATTTGTTTCCTTTTACGCATTTTAACCAGAATACAGTACATAACAAAAAATTGAATTTGAAATTACATAGGATAGTAATGTATAATAATAATCATGAGTACCCTTAACATGGAGACCACAACCACTCAAAATGGAGCCACTGTTAATGTTTTATCTGGAAATCTTACATTTAATTTTAATGAAATGCTGAAAGAGTTAGGAGACAAGCATCATAGTTTATTTGGAGATGTTGAAAAACTAATTACTAAGCTTCCACGAGGTAAACTATCAGAAGATGAAGCATCAGACCTTTTCATAAATGGCACTAGGAGGGAATTTTATAATGATATTTGGTGTTATATTTGTATTAGACCGGGGGATTTTGCTAATTATATGTTTTCGCACATTGATAGTGAAAATCGAGATAATAATTTTGAGCGTATTAGACACGGAGTGTTAGCATTCTATAATAAAGGATTTAATATTTACATTATTCCTAATGCATAAGTAAAAACATAAATATTAATAAATTTTTTTTTTGCGTTTTCGAAATTGAACTTTAATATTAGCAATAAATAATATGAAAAACACAACGCAAAACATTAAACTAACTCTCAGTGAAGTAGATAAACCAATGACATCTATAGCAGCAAATACAAGCGGAGAAAGCAAATCTTCATCTAAAAAATCTAAAAAATCTAAAAAAGAAACAAAAGAGTGTAATATTTGTTTTGAATTTTTTACAAAAAGTACGCGTTCTGAAATCGTATGTGGTAGTTGTCAGTTTTCATCATGTAAGGTTTGTGTTAGAAAGTATCTTTTGAGTACTACATCTGATGCTCATTGTATGAATTGTAAAAATGCATGGGACCGTGAATTTACCCAAAACAGTGTTAATAAATCATTTTACAATAAAGAATATAAAAAACATAGGGAAGATTTGCTTTTTGAGTCTGAAAAGGCAAGATTTCCTGAAACTATGCCTGCAGTTAAAGCTCATATTGAAAGCAAAGAACTAAAGGTAGAAGTTGATAATCTGAAAGAGGAAAGAGAAAAGCTTCAACAATCAGTTTATCAACTAGATGAAAAAATTTATTTAAATAATAATAAAATAAGAAGACTGAAAAATGGAGAATTAAAGGCGGAAGCTGCTAAGTTTATTAAAAAATGTCCAGCAGATGGATGTGAAGGATTTCTATCATCTGCATGGAAATGTCAGGTGTGTAAATTATGGGTTTGTCCACATTGCGAACAAGAAAAAGGATATGAGAAAGATGTTGAACATACTTGTGATCCTAATATCTTGGCTAGCGCCCAAGCAATTAAAAAAGAAACAAAAGGTTGTCCTAAATGCGCAGTGCCTATTTTTAAGATTTCAGGATGTGACCAAATGTGGTGTACTGCTTGTCAAGTAGCATTTAGTTGGAGAACAGGTAGGATTGTTAATGGTACTATTCATAATCCACACTTTTATGAATTTCAAAGAACAAATGGTAATGTTATTAGAAATCCGGGAGCTGTTATTTGCGGTGGTTTACCGACATATATTATGGTGAGAGATAGGTGTCGTCGACTCAATGGTATTTTTGATAAATTTGGTTCCACTGAAATTAATGAAATAATTCTTTATATTTCTATGCAAGAAACTCTTCCTTCAGAAAGATATTTTCCTCCTAGGTGTTTTCAAGAACTACCTGATAGTCTTCTTAGAGACGGAATGAATTTTATTAAAATGGCAAAGGTTTTATTAAGAGATAATCAATGTTCAGAAACTGCAAAAAAACTTAAAAAGGATTTTATACAAAAACTATTTTATAACTCAATGTATAATACTCATAGACGAGCACATCACTTCCAACATACCATACTAAATGTAAATCGTGATTGGTGTCAAAGAAACCGAAATAATGAAGATTTAAGAATTAAATTTATTACAAAAGATATTGATGAAAAAACAATGAAATCAAAACTAATAAGTCGTGGTAAAATGATTCAAAAAAAGACAACAGCTCTTAATGTTTATGAGGTATTCGGTACTGTTATTACAGAATCCGTAATTGATATGTATAACTCATTGAATGAAATTTGTCTAGAGATTCAGCATCATAATCCTACTATCATGCAATCTTGTAGTTTAATTGATAATTTTATAACTAATTATAATAGAATTACACAGGTCAGACATTACTGTAATGAACAACTTATTAAAATTAGCCAAATTTACAATCAAACAGTTCATCTAATGGACCCACAATTATTTATAACTAGTTATAAATACAGTAAAAAAGGCGAAATGCCTGATTGGTATGGTAAGAAAGAAATTAATTAAATAATGTTTCGAAAAAATCTAATACTAATTTCAATAGTTTAAAATTTTTTTTATATACTTGACAAATATGTCCGTTATTATCCTTTAACTTTTTATTGCAATATTTACATCTTCTAATTAGTAGTTCCTTTTTTTCTCTTTTTCCACTACATTTATGCCCTTTTTTAGGTAAACCACAAATTTTACATTTATATATTATCGGTTCTTTTTTTATAGTTTTTCCCTGTGTCGCTATTCTATCATAAGATAAAACAGTACATCCGCTACCTCTTTTAAAATGTTTACCTCTTTCTCCGCCTCCATAAAATAATATATTTTCAAGGAATTCTATAATGTTTTTATTTTTTTCATTTTTTTTTAAAATTTCATCAGTGGATATGTGTTTATCACTTTTAAACACATATCTATTATACGACTGGTTTTCATAAATACGACTTCTATTTTTTGCCAAATATATATTTTTTATAAACCCGATACCCATAATTTTATTTTGGGTGTTATTCATTTCTATAATATAAACTATTTCTCCAATATTTATGGAAGATGGCATTGGTTTATCAAATCCATAACATGACCCTTCCCAACCTTTTTTTCTTTTCCACGCTATATTCTTTTTGTAAGTTTCATCGGTAAATCTAACTGTACCGATTTTAAATTTGTAGTTCATTTTTTTATGCTTATTATTTTTCTCTCCACATTAATCAATTTATTAAAAATAAGTCATTACTAAATATTTTGAAAATTTACCATCACTAGGATAATGCAGTCCTGCATTTATCCGTGCAAAAGCACATTTATCAGCCAAATTCCATAATTTTTCCTTTAATTCAGGATATTTTTTAGAATACGTTTTAGCTATTAAATAAGACTGAAAAGCATGACCAGAAGGATAAGCAGGTGTTTGAGCTGATAATGATTTTAATGTATTTATAGATTTATTTACTTGTTTTGGTCTAGCTCTATTAAAAAATAACTTTAACGTAATAATAACAATGTTTAATGAATGAGCAACTTTTTCAATATTAGCCTTAGGTTCAGGTATAATTTTTTCGAATGGTCCTGTAAGACCTAAATCTATTGTGTTTGCAAAATCTATATCTTCTTGTGTGCGTTTATCAGAAATTTGTTTTACTTTATTTGATTCAACTTCATTATTTGGATATACAGGAATAGTAGGTAATAAGCTGTAATATCTTTTACCACTCAAAATTATAACTATGATATAAAAAACAACGATAACTATTTTACTATTTATTTT